GTAGATGTAATAACTTCTCCACCCATCATTGTTAATCATTCCATATTCCCTTCGGGTTTCATCCATCACCCAACCATCTGATAACTTATGAATCATCTTTGCCCATTGTAGGAATGGCTCTAGTGGTTCACGCGCCTTCTTTGCCTTCTCTCTATCTACAACTTGTTTCTGTATCTTTATCTCGTTTACGGGTTTATACCAATCGCCCTCAACCCACTCGATCATCAGTCCACCCTCACCCTCAGGTATTGGGTATGCTTTGGCATCTTCATTAGAACTAGACTTGATACTTACCCACAACTTCTTGTGTGCCTTGTAGCATCTGAATGGCGAGTGATTGCCTATAAATGCCGCAGTAATTGGGGTCGACCATGTTTCAGCAGTCAGCTTGATATCCCCATTGAGGTAATACTTCACGCAGTCAGTTTGGTATAGCCTTGCACCATATACATCCATGCCATCTTCCACATACTTAACGACTTGCTCCCAATCCCTGTGCCTGCTACCTAATGGTCTGCACTCAACCGACCGCCCACGAATAGGCTTGACTTGCTCATACTTGTTTTTGTAATACTCGTAACCGCTTAATTTACTCATGATAGTTTTTCCTCACTTGGTTTGTTAACACTTGTTAATAATTAGGCTCTCGCCAGCTTTTGTAATGCCACTACTGTTTCGTTTGTTTGCCATGCCTGTTCTGCTTTAGCTATGGCATGCACCTCGTTTGTCGCAAATACAGTCATCTTGTGATGCTTATTCCCCCTGATTTTGTAGGTTATTTCGTATGCTTGTATGTCGCTTCGTGGTTCATAGTCTTCAATCTGCTCCATAATTTTCCACATCTCATCACTAATCTCAGGCACTATTCTCACTATCTTCATACCATCACCACATCCAACCCTAGTTTCCCGATAGGGAATGAGTGATACAACCACCTATCCTCACCATCTAACTCCCTAACTTGTATCCTAGAATTGTCCTCACTCAAACTTAATAACTCATACCGCCTACTAAATCCCTTGTAGTCCTTCCTTACTATCCAATCACCGCTATGCAACTCCCTTCCTGTCTTTTTGTCGATCAACATCTCGATCTCCTTATCCTCTAAACAACCAATATATAAAGCCACCTACTCCGCCAACAACACATAGAACCCACAATGCACCAACAAAAGCATTAGCTAGAAAGTCCATTGTCAGCATGAAGTCAGTCTTTGCACCATACAACCACATAGCATATTGAGCATCTCTGAAAGCCTCGCTTGTAGTCCTATGGGTTTTGTTACTGTGGATATACTGTGCTGGGTCTGTTTCCCCTATGTATAGATTTGTTGGTGTTCGCTTACTTATTGTTGGGGTTATTACTTGCTTTGATAATACTTGTTTTGATTTACGCTTAATCGTTGTCATTTGTGTTTTCTCCTATATATGTATTCTCACCCAATATAAACCCTAATATAAAACTGCTAAATACCAAACCAATCAGGGCAATAATAGGCACATCAGTAATAATCCACACCGCACATAATGAAAGCATGGCAACTCCAACTACCATAACTAAATAATCCCATATATTCATTTTGTTTCTCCAATATATAACTCGTTCATGTTTTCCTCGTAAGATTTCCAACCCTTCCAAGGTCTGATTCGACTACCAAATATATACAACAAGCTATTGCTTTCCATCACCAACTCTTCTTTTTTCTGCCTAGTCAGGCATCCTTTGATGCGATACCAAATACTGTTTTGTGCTTCCTGTGCCAGCTTGTTTATCCTTGCCTTGTGTTGGCTTGGATGTAGTTTCTTAGTCATTTGGGTTTTCCTTTAGGTATTTTTGGGACTTCGCAACTATTTTATCTACTGCATCCTTCCACTCATCTGCTGGCTCATCGGGATCATTTTGCCTAGATACCAACTCACACAACAACTCTAATAAATCCCTAGCTTCACTCATTTCACTATCCCTCCTTTGTTGTTAACACCTGTTAATAAATCCCTGTCTGTAACGAGTATGTAATTGGATTTATGAAGTGGAACGACACACCGCACCACCTTTTTTGCCAACTCATCACCGCATGGTAAACAGAACTTGTAGCCCAGTTCCCACCTACCATTACTTATGTCTTCTCCGCAATTCCTACAAAGATGTTTAAAATTCATTATTCCACCTTACTTTGTCATGTTGTTCCGTAAATATACGGGTTTGTTCTGCCTTGTTCCGAAAATGGAAACGAGGGAATTTACTTATACTTCAACGACTTAGCCGCTTCGTTCTGTTTTGTTCCAATGTTCCGCACATATAACACCTGATAAAAGGCTCTTTGACTTTACAATAATATACTTAGTTTACTTTGTCAAGTAGTGAAACCTACTCCGTTGGTATATATATATATATGGAACATTGGAACAAACTACTAAAATCGCTTGCAACTCCTTGTTTTATATAGGTTTTTCTTGTTCCATGACTGCGGAACATTGCGGAACAAACGGAACAATCAATAAAATCAAGGACTTACAGATTAACACCTGTTAATAACTTGCCCAACGGCATCAGCTTCAGCATTAGAACAGGGAACTATCACTAAATCGAGGGCAAAGAAAAAGCCCACCGAAGTGGGCTATCCTACAAACTACTTGTTACTTCTTTTCGATTGTGTTTAGGGCTTGGTTTAGGAATCCCATAACCTTAACGATATCAAAATCGGGCTCTTTCAATTTGCCACCAGCAACAATCAGGGCTTGCAACTTATCCGCAAAACCCTTTTTAGGGGATTCTGTTTTCTCGGATGGAAAAGCGTATTTTACTACTCGGGCAAAGTATGTCGCAATCGTGGATCGGGCATCCTTTTTAGCTTGGTTTGCCTGTTCCCATTTTGACTCATAACCAGCATCACGCTTTACAAGTTCTATATATTCCTTTGACCCTTTGCGTGGCAAATCTTGGTTTAATGCGCTTAAATGCTTTTTATTCACAATCGGGTTAATAGCATCCGCAATGAATTGCGCTTTAGTTTCCTCAAGGGTTTCTCTAGAACCATAATATGCGCTTACTGTTTCGCCCATTGATTCGAGCTTGTTTTGCGCTTTGTCAGATTCCATCAAACCTGATTTAACTAGGTTAATCATTTCTACATATTGGGTTTTGTTTTCTTGAATCATGATATCCTCACTTGGTTTAGGTTAGTTAAAACTTATTAACTCGTTTAATAAATCGGGCATTGATAATCCGCAACCCTTAGATACATAATACCAAAATCTAGAAATATACAAAGCATTTTAATCCTGACAAATCCAGCGACCCCCACCCCCCAAATACAGTTTGGGACTCCGCCCATGCGATCATACATAGTAATATGCACAGTCAATACAGCGCTTTTAAAACACCCCCCGGTGCCTATTTTTTAGGCAATACCCCCACCCCTTATATATTTTTCTTTACAATCTTTTGCTTTTTCTTTACAAAAACACCCCCCATACTTCTTTTGGGTCCCCTACTACCACGGGGTATATGTATAAAAAATTAAAAAAACTATACAAATCAAAAAGATATGCATAGAAAGTGCATGAAATTTCAATAAAACGTAGCTATGTTGCACCGCAACAATTGTGTGATATACTACACAAAAGACTCATAAATGAGTCCGTAACCCACTTAAGGAGTTTTATATGATGCATTCTGATTTTGAAAAAAAGTACAAAGAGTTTGAAGCCCAAGTTAAGCAGGTCAATGAGTTTTGGATCAACGCAATAATCTCAAGCCTCAAACAATTCATTAAGTAATAACCGGGGGCCTTGCGCCCCCAAATAAGTGTGGTACACTCCAAACATCGGAGCCACAAACAGCCCACTTATGCCTATAGTCGTAACACCTGAAGTAGGAATACCCCTTCCTTTCGACACAACACCGGAAGAGATTGATGGTTTTCGTGAAAAAGCACATGCACTATTTGAGACCGTGCAGGACCTAGTTTTGGAAGGCGCTTCTGTAGAAATTACAGACGAAGATAAAGCAACATCCCATCAAATTGCCGCTCAAGGCAAACTCCCTCCCGTTAAGAACCTCACTCCGGGAACCATAATTAACTTAGAAGCTATCCTTTCCGAATGGGATCAGGAAGTTTTAGACGTGGGACGGCGCCTGCGTAACTATGTTACAAACAAATTTATTATGGAAAGTGTCGATCCAGACCCCCGCCAGCGTATGAAAGCGCTGGAAAACCTAGGACGTATAAGCAATGTTGGGCTGTTTTCGGACCGAATTGAGGTAAATGTAACCCATAGAAGTATCGACAGTATCGAGACAGAACTTAAGAAAACGCTGGAATTGTACATGGGTGAGGCTGAGCAGGTAGAAACTGAACTGGACCAAGTACAAAAAGAAAAGCAAAAAACCATAGCCGATATAGATATTGAAGAAGAGCTGGGTGTAAAAGAAGACGATGAGTCCTGAATTACTAGAAGCTGCCCAAAAAGCACTACCTAGCTTGCCACCTGCGGTGCAGCAGAAGGTGGGACAACTTATTGCCGAAGCTAGAAAAATCAAAGCCCATGAAACTGCCCAGCAGGACTTTATGGCGTACGTCAACTATGTATGGCCTAGCTTTATTCACGGCGAACACCATGTCAAAATGGCAAGAGCGTTTGAAAGGGTAGCAAATGGAGAGATTAAAAGACTTATTATCAACATGCCACCTCGTCACACTAAGTCTGAGTTTGCTTCTTATCTGCTTCCATCTTGGTTTTTGGGGAAATACCCGGCAAAAAAGGTTATTCAAACTTCGCATACTGCAGAACTTGCGGTCGGCTTTGGTCGTAAAGTGCGTAACTTAGTCGATTCTGACGTATATAAAGATATTTTTCCTGATGTTGCGCTGCAATCGGACTCAAAAGCGGCGGGTCGCTGGGCTACTAATAGAGGCGGTGACTACTTTGCGATCGGTGTGGGCGGTGCAGTGACTGGTAAAGGTGCGGATTTGCTCATAATTGACGACCCACACTCAGAACAAGAAGCTGCGCTCTCCGAAGTTAACCCCGAAATCTACGATAAAACCTACGAATGGTACACATCTGGACCACGTCAGCGTCTACAACCAGGCGGAGCAATCGTAATTGTGATGACGCGGTGGAGTAAAAAGGATTTGACCGGTCAAGTGTTAAAATCGGCAGCTCAAAGAAGCGGCGAAGACTGGGAAGTGATTGAATTTCCTGCATTATTACCTTCTGGGCGACCACTTTGGCCTGAATTTTGGTCAAGATTAGAACTTGAAGCGCTAAAAGCCGAACTTCCTAACGGCAAATGGATGGCGCAGTACCAACAACAGCCAACTTCAGATGTATCAGCGATTATTAAACGGGAGTGGTGGAATGTTTGGGAGGATGACGACCCTCCTTATTGCGAATTTATTATCCAATCTTGGGATACGGCGTTTTTAAAGACAGAACGGTCAGACTTTTCAGCATGTACTACATGGGGAGTTTTTTATGCCCCGGACGATACAGGCAGAGAGCAAGCGAATATAATCTTGTTAAATGCGTTTAAGAAACGGATGGAGTTTCCGGAGTTAAAGCAACGAGCGTACGAAGAATATAAAGAATGGCAGCCAGATGCGATGATTGTTGAAGCGAAAGCTTCGGGTGCTCCGCTGATATTTGAACTACGGGCGATGGGTATTCCTGTCCAAGAGTTTACGCCTACTAGGGGTAATGATAAAATTGCAAGATTAAACGCAGTCGCAGATATTTTTGCAAGCGGTCACGTGTGGGTACCAAATACGCATTGGGCTGAGGAGTTGGTAGAAGAAGTAGCGTCTTTTCCTTCGGGAGAACATGATGACTTGGTGGACTCAATGAGCCAAGCGATGCTTCGCTACCGTAGGGGTGGGTTTATTAGGCTGGCTTCTGATGAAGAAGACGAGGTCAGAGAATTTAAGAGTAGTAGAAGCAAGGGATACTACAATGTTTAAGTGCGTGAGGCGGTGGGTTTTTTGGTATAAGCGGAGTAGGGCTTGGAAACATTTTATTAATACTGAGCTTCTTATAGCAAGAATGAGAAACCCTGCAAACCCTCCCACAGAAAAAGAACTTGAAGCATTTATGAAAAAATATGATTTGGGTTGGGATTCACACATGATTGATAGCGTACCAAAACGACGTACGTATTTTGAAGCAGAACTAGGATAAACACATGGCAATTGATAAAGCGCTTTATGCAGCCCCACAGGGCATTGACCAACTAGAAGAAGGTCCAGAAATCGAAATTGAAATCGTTGACGACGATGAGATGACCGAGTCCCCAGAAGAAAAAGCATTGGAAGCATTTGATGCAAACTTAGCGGAGGACATGAACGAGGGCGAGTTAGCCCATATTGTTGGTGATTTACTTGGCGATTTTGATTCCGATATTGCCTCGAGAAAAGACTGGATACAAACATATGTTGATGGTCTGCAGCTCCTTGGTTTAAAGATTGAGGAAAGAACAGAGCCTTGGGAAGGCGCTTGCGGTGTGTATCACCCGATCATGAGCGAAGCATTGGTTAAATTCCAAGCAGAAACAATGATGTCTACATTCCCAGCAGCCGGTCCAGTTAAGACACAAATCATTGGTAAAGAAACACCAGATAAAAAAGCAGCGTCCGAACGTGTAGCTGCGGATATGAACTACCAGTTAACAGATGTAATGAAAGAGTATCGCCCTGAGCATGAGCGCATGTTGTGGGGCTTGGGTCTGGCTGGTAATGCGTTTAAAAAGATTTATATTGATCCAGCTCTAAACCGTCAAGTATCTATGTTTGTGCCTGCGGAAGACATTGTTGTTCCATATGGTGCTTCAAGCTTAGAGACTGCGGATCGTGTAACCCACGTGATGCGTAAAACCGAGAACGACCTGCGTCGCTTACAAGTAGCTGGGTTCTATCGTGATGTAGAGTTAGGTACGCCTGATAATATTTTAGATGAAGTTGAGAAGAAGATTGCTGAGAAGCTTGGCTTTAGAGCAACGACAGACGACCGCTATAAGATTCTAGAGATGCATGTCAACCTTGACTTGCCAGGATATGAGCACAAAGACGAGAACGGTGAACCTACAGGCATAGCACTGCCATATGTAGTAACAATCGAAAAAGGTAGTAACACCGTACTATCTATCCGCAGAAACTGGGAGCCAGATGATGAAACGTATCAAAAGAGACAGCACTTCGTCCACTACGGGTATGTACCTGGTTTTGGCTTCTATTGTTTTGGTCTCATCCATCTTATTGGCGCTTTTGCTAAAAGCGGTACTTCCATTCTTCGCCAGTTGGTTGATGCAGGGTCACTTGCAAATCTGCCAGGTGGCTTTAAGACCCGTGGCTTGCGAGTCAAGGGCGATGACACACCGATAGCCCCAGGCGAGTTCCGCGATGTCGATGTACCTAGTGGAGTTATGCGTGATAACATCATGCCGCTTCCATACAAAGAGCCAAGCCAAACATTAGCAGCTCTGCTAGACAAGATTATTATGGAAGGCCGTGCGTTTGCATCTGCGTCTGATATGCAGATCTCTGACATGGGCGCTAACACCCCAGTTGGTACAACACTAGCGATTCTAGAGCGTACGTTAAAAGTAATGTCTGCTGTTCAGGCTCGCATCCACTACAGCATGAAACAAGAGTTCCGTCTCTTAAAGAAAATCATTGCTGACTACACACCAGAGGAGTATTCTTATGAGCCGGACGAAGGCTCTCCCCGTGCGAAAAAATCGGACTACGATAACGTTGACGTCATACCGGTGTCTGATCCCAATGCGTCGACAATGGCGCAAAAGATTGTTCAGTATCAAGCGGCTCTTCAACTGGCCCAGACGGCCCCGCAACTATATAACCTCCCGCTCTTGCACCGTCAGATGCTCGATGTTCTGGGGATTAAGGATGCGGCAAAACTTGTTCCGATGCAAGAAGACCAGAAGCCGGTGGACCCAATTACCGAGAACCAAAATCTTCTAACTAGTACACCAGTTAAAGCGTTCTCTTACCAAGATCATCAGGCGCATATCGCTGTACATATGTCATTCCTACACGATCCAAAGATTCAAGAACTGATGCAAAATAACCCACAAGCGCAAGTGATTCAGGCTGCTGCAATGGCCCACGTCAACGAGCACTTAGGATTTGCTTACCGTATTCAGATCGAACAACAATTGGGTATGACTTTACCTCCTCAAACCGACGAGTCTGGTGAGGATACCCATATGCCTCCGGAAGTAGAGGCACGCCTCGCTCCGTTGCTCGCCCAAGCTGCTACGCAATTACTCATGCAAAATCAACAGCAAGCGGCGCAGCAACAAGCACAACAACAAGCCCAAGATCCGATTGTTCAAATGCAACAGCAAGAACTACAGATCAAGGCTGCCGAGCAGCAACGCAAAGCACAGAAAGATGCAACTGACGCACAACTCAAGCAGCAGCAATTGCAAATCGAAGTGCAGCGCATACAAACCCAAGCCCAAACAGACATGGCTAAAACTGCTGTTCAAGCACAGCAAGTCAAAGAAAAGATGGGTGTGGATTTAGTTAAGCAGCAAAAAGACCTGTTTGCCCAAGGACTAGATAATGCTCACAAACATGCTGCCGCAAAACATCAGCGTGAACAACAAGCAGAACAGTCTAACAAGCAGATGGAACACCAAGCTAAGCAAATGGAGCATCAAACCGCCCAAGCTGAAGCTAAACCAAAGGAAAAACCGACAAAAGGTAAATGATGGACAAGAATCTAGAGTACCTCTTAAGTGAGTACAAAGACCGCATAGCTATGCTTCAAGAGGCGTTGCACCGTGGTAATTGTCAAAACTTTGAGGAGTATAGGTATATATGTGGTCAGCTTCGAGGTCTCGAGGCCGCATGTTTAACAATCGTAGATCTCAAAAAACGAATGGAGAACTCGGATGAGTGAAATCCTTATCGGCTCAAACCCCGATAGCAGTGAAATAGTTATTACCGATGCATTAGGCAACCCAATGCCTTCTATTAAACCAAAAGAAGAAGTACCTATTGAGGATAGAGGTAGACAACTTCCAAATCCATCAGGGTACAGAATCCTTTGCGCAATACCAGAAGTAGAAAAGGAATTTGAAAGCGGACTGATTAAACCAGATGAAATGGTGAAAAAGGACGAGCTATTAACTACGGTTTTATTTGTAGTTCAGCTAGGCCCAGATTGCTATCAAGATAAAAGCCGTTTCCCAAATGGACCTTGGTGCCAAGTAGGTGATTTTATTTTAGTACGTCCAAACGCTGGTACTCGTGTCGTGATTCATGGCAAAGAGTTCCGGATTATTAATGATGACTCGGTAGAAGCGGTGGTCCAAGACCCACGTGGAATTAGCCGTAAATTTATTTAAGGAGCCTACAAGATGGCTGAAATGCAAAAAGAAGAATACAAATTTCCTGATGAAGTAGAGGATAAAGGAGTATCTGAAGGCGAGTTCGAGATTGAAATCGAAGATGATACACCCCCAGAAGACCGTAACAAAGAGCCAATGCCCAAAGAAATTGTGGAAAAGCTCGATAAGGATGAACTAGATAAGTACGAAGGTGAGACTAAAGAAAAGTTCAAACAACTCAAAAAGGTCTGGAACGACGAACGTCGGGAAAAAGAAAAGGCTGCTCGGGAACGTGAAGAAGCACTGGCGTTAGCCCGTAAAGCTATTGAAGAAAACAGACAGCTAAAAGAAAGACTTAGTTCTGGCGAACAGGTAATTGTGGATTCTCACAAAGCCGCAGCCCAGTCTGAGCTAGATTTAGCTAAAAAAGAGTACCGTGAAGCATATGATTCTGGCGATGCAGACAAGTTAATTGAAGCACAAGAGAAGCTAACAGCTGCCAAAATCAAAGCAGATCGCTTAGAAAGATATGAAGCACCTAAACAAAAAGCTTTACAAGAAGAAGAATATGTAGTACAAAGGGAGCAACCTGCACAAATTGAGCCAGACAAAAAGGCTGCAAAGTGGCAGAAAAAGAACAAATGGTTTGGTCGTGATGAAGAAATGACGAGCCTTGCCCTTGGTCTACATGAAAAACTCAAACGAAACGGTGTTCCCATCGGA